TGAAAGGCATTGACGTGCCAGCGGTAATATCCGCCACTATGCCCGCGCGGGAGCCATGTGGCAAACACTCGCCGCAGATATCCTCGATCCCAATAAATGAAGTCCCGTTTTTCCCGCCGCCACTTGGCATAGAAAGGCTGTAGCTCGGGCGAGCACCCAACGATTGGCATAATTTCAGCAGGAAGCGCATCGAGCATCTCAAACTTGTGGCGGACTATCAGGCCGCCTGCTTTGTGGATCTTCACCCCGATCCGCTCGAACAGGTTCAGCTTGAAGTCCTGCAGACCGGGCGGAACGAATAGGGCCACGCGCTTCGGATTGATCATCACCCATCAAATCGTTGATTGCGAGCCGCAACAGATAGCCCAACCCGCGCACACGCTTGTCGTCGCCGGTTTCGTGTGCCTCACGCATTGCCGCTAGAAAGCGAGCCATCGAATCAAAGTCTGCGGTCATCGTCCATCGCCGCGCAGCCCCATTCGTAAAGCAAGCTCGTCAACAGTCTTGCCTTGCTCCCCTAGATCGTGAGAAACAAACTCCATAAGCACCCGACACGCCGACACTGTCGCCGCGCGACGTGCGCCCAAATCGTCCGACCAATCTCGTTTCTTTTTCTTTTCAAGCAAATCCTTCAACTCATCAATGAAGACCAACTGCTCTATCGGATCATCCGTATAAAGTCGCAGGATTCCATAAAGAGCATCGACAACTTTTTCGTCTATCATCTCCCATACTCACCGAACGGTTGTGGATTGCGGTACTTGTCGAGCGTGTAGCCGGACTCGAGCGCGCCGTTTAGCTCGCGGTCAAAGTATGCCACCGCGTCCTTGCGATGGTGTGCATGGATCACTTGCTTGCGATACCAATGCTTGCCGCCTTCCTGCTCGAGCCGGTTGATCGCATAGGGCAGATGCGGCTGTGTCGGGATGTGCGTGAAATGCAAGATTTTGATCTCGGGATCATTCACGTCGGCATACTCACCGCCGCCGTCGCGCCGCATATCGAGGCAGTTCCAGTTGCCGTGATAGCGTTTGATGTTGCGCCCCTTGATCACCGCATTGCGCACGTCGCGATAAAATCCGACCTTCGACTTGATCTGATCGATTGGCGGCAACACCTTGCGCATCTTGGCGCAGTCGTACAGTGTCACGCAGATCGCTTCCGGCTTGCTCACCATGGCATAGCCGTCTGGGATTTCCTGATCCCATAGCTCGGCGATGTCGGCCTTGGCGATCATGTCCAGATCCATATAGATCGCCTTACCCTCGAAATTACACGCCGCAGGAATGCCCCAACGCAACGCAGAAAACGGCGTTGCCCATCCCTTGGTGCACCAACCCTTATTGGCCTTCGGATCGGAATACCAAAAGCTCTGTGGGTCACGCGACAGCCTCATCCATGTGATGTCGAGCGGTTGGCTTGCGTGCCGTTCCAGCGAGTAGTGAACGACGGCTTGAAACTCCAAATCCTCAGAGTTGGCGGAACAGCCGATGAAAATTCGGATCATCGGAGCGCCGTAACCGCGAGGATTGCTGGCTGTCCGCCTTTGAGGTTCAACCCGCTGGCCACGTAGGTCACAGGCATTTCGACGTAGCTGGTATTAAAAACCGGATCGGCACTCAAGGTGAACCGCGCGAAACAATTCCCGTCGCTTTTGGTCTGTGCATAAATACGATCCCCCTCGTGGTAGAGCGTGAAAATATTCATGATATCGATGCCCGTGGTAGTCAGCTTATGCACCCAAATTTTTGTCACAAACGACGCATCCAAACTCTCGAACCGCATCTGACTACTACCTGGCGGCTCAGAGGTCGCAGCGGAAAACCCGAAATCAAAAACATTGGCGGCAACATCCGCGCCGCCACCGTCGCCACCACCACCACCACCACCGCCCGCTAATTGCGCCTCTAATGATTCAATATAAGCCTGCTGATCCTCGACAACCTGCCGCGCGTAGTCCTCGGGATTCATATTTAACGGACGTGCCATCGCAATGCCTCCTGCACCGTCATCTTGGGATAAGCCTTGAGCAAACTCACCGCCGAGCAGTTGAGCACGTCCACCCCGAGAATCTTCAAGGTGTCAGCCGCACCGTCGAGCGCCTTGCGCCATCGCGGCATGTTGTCGTTCGGATGCGGGTTTGAGAGCGGCGGATAATGTCGCGGATGCCAGTGTTCGCCGAGATCGACCCGCATATCGAAGCCGATCAGGATCACCTGATAGACGCCGAACTGAACCGCCAGGTTGAGCGCCTGAAACCCGCTATTGCCGCCCGCGCCGAGATGGCCAATCGTGCCGACTTTCAACTCGTTGCTGCGCGGCTCGACGTTGACCTTGCGAATATCCTTGTAGATCGAGCAAGCTTCGGGATCCTGCGATATCTTCAAGCCGCCATAGGCGACAACACCCTGTCGCATCCGCCACCATTGCGCATCGCAGCCGTACAGAACATCTGCCCATGGACAGAGTTGATAAGATTCGTTGATGGCGATGACCTTCGCTTTATCACGCAACAGACTGATTGGAGCCGCCTTCGCACTTGGCCCGGACGCAATGATTGCGCAGATTTTGCCGGTCCAGTCAGGCCACCAGTCAGGACGGTTGGAAGTGATGCAATCCGGGTTTGCCTTCGGGGCCGGGTTGGCCATGCTTGCCGTCCTTACCGTCTTTGCCGTCGCGACCGCGGCGCGCGATCATGTGCCATTCCGCCGGGTTCAACTCGTTCGGTGCACCCTCGGGATTGTCCCGACGGGCGATCCACGTCGAGCCGCCATAGCTGACCGAGTCACCGCGCCGATATTCGCCGCCCCGCTTCCAATAGTCCCGATAGATTTGGACCGGGAACGTGAGGTTGTGCATCTTGGAATTTACCCCATCCGCGAACGTCAGGCGGATGGTCCGGTCGTCAGCCTGTTCAACCGAAAACTGTTCTAGCCCGAACCCGTCGACGCCGTCCCGACCGGGTGTCCCATCTTTGCCGTCAATGCCCCGCTCACCGGGCAGGCCGGGCAACCCATCGCGTCCGGGCAGGCCGTCGCGTCCAGGGTCACCCTTCTCGCCGAGGCCACCTGTGGCTCCTGTGGCCCCTACTGGCCCCGCCTCGCCACGTTCACCTTGGGGACCAGCAACGCTTTCCCCTGGATCGCCTTTGTCGCCTTTGTCGCCTTGGGCACCCGCACTGCCCACGGCACCGGCTTCGCCTTGCGGCCCGGATGGACCGGGCGGACCTTGTGGCCCCATTTCACCGGCCGCGCCATCTGCACCTCGCTCGCCCTGCGGACCGGGAATGACAGCCCGGCCCTGTAATTCAACCATCAATGCACGAAGCTCGATCATCTCGGCTTCGTATCGGTTCACGACCAAAGCCACGGCTTTCGCCACCGCCTCGTTGACGTGCTCCATGACGACCGGCCCGATTCCCGCAACGACCGCGCGAATGACCGAGGGATCTATGCTGCCATTTTGAGAAATTTTCGTAACTCCCAATTGGCGAGTTGAGTAATCGCCGCCAGATCATCGGGATCCCATGCCTTGCCCGCATCCGGCGGCGGCGGCGCGGCTGGTGGCGTGGCCGAAGGCGGTAGCGGTGGCGGCTTGGCCGGGGCGAACGGATCCGCCTGCGCGTCGCGCTTGGCCAATGCAGGCAGGGAATAGTTTTGTTGTTGCATCAGCGGGGCTTCGCCGCCGAGCGTCGGTTCGAGGTTCAGGCGCGCCCGCGCCTCGTTTGGCGCTTTGATTCCTGCGCTGACCGCCTTGGCCTCGGCCTCGACCAGCGTAAGAGTGTCCATGCGCAAGAGATCGTCGAGGTCGAACCATGTGCCGTATGTCTTGCCGACGATATCGACCAGCCCCAAACCCTCGTCGAGCAAAAGCTCGATGGATTCAAAATACTTCTGCAAAGTCTGGCTGTAATATTGCTGATTCAATGATTCAATATTGTTGTAGCTCGGCGGATCGCCGACGTGCACCATGTGCGGCGGCACCCCGAACGATGCACACACCATCTTCGCCGACATCTGCAATTGCTCGAGCATCTGCGCGTCGACAAAGTCCATGGTAAACTTCTCGAACTTCAATCCTGATCCCAAGATCGCCATCTTGCCGGAATTCGGCCCGGTGAATTTCGTATTGAAATACTCGGTCAATCGATCAACAACCGCTTGCGGGATATCGGCGGGCGCAGTCAGCGCACCGCTCGGCTTGGCCGCATTGGAAAAGAAGTCGGTCGACATCCGTTGAATGTTGATGCCGTGGATGGCGGCCAGCGACGCCGGGGCCATCGGCGACAACCCACACAGCGGATGATATTTGAGCGTCATGGAGTCGTGGATCATTTCGCTCGCGGGTACTGTCACCTTGTCTTCATTCAATCCGGTCAGGTAGTCCTTACTCAATTCGTAGAACACCGATCCATCAGGCGCGACCAGCACCCGGACGTAGGTCGGATCGAGCACGTAAAGCCGCACCACGACGCCACGACCGTCGCGCTCTTTCAGAACGTAGGTGTTGCCCGACATCAATTTTGACAGCATCCAAGACTCAAAGAACTGAATGCGGTTCTGGAAATGATTGGGTTTGCGAATGACCGGCGTAAACGCCGGAACATCGATCTCGTCCCATATTCCGTCGTTGTCCTGCTCGACCAGTCGCAACCGGCACTTGGCGATGTCGGATGCGATGCGCTCGATGCAGGCATAGACCGCATGAAACGCGAGAACGTTTTCGGGCCGGTGCTGGATGTTGCGTTGCCATGCCCCGGTGAACGGCTCATTGACGACCGGGAACCACCAGTTGCCGCGGTCGCCGGGCACGGTCGTCACGTTCGACGTGTAATCTTTTTTGCCGAAGATCGCTGGCCACTTGAACGCCATCACTCGCCCTCGGCTCGTAGATCGGCGCGATTGTAGAACCCGCTGGCAGCTTCATCCTTGCGCGGCCGACCGACGCCACGCTTGGGCTGCGCCTTGCCCATGAGGATCCATGTGCGAGCTTCATTGTCGGGCACCTCGAACTCGTCCCCGGCTTTCAACGCGCGGCCGTAAACGAGGACATTCTCGGTTGCCGTGAGACGCATGATCGACTCCTTTAGAAAAAAATGGATCGGACGAACTGCAACCGGAGGGCCAGCGCCGTCCGATCCATCCAGTCGGGAGGACGATGTTGCCCCGACTAGCCGGTGTAAACGGCTGACGAGATATAAGCCGCGGCGTTGGCGCGACGCAGACGCCAATTGATGAAACGCTCGGCCTTGATGGCAATCGCGTTTTGCTGCCAGAGGCTGACCATCACAGTCGAACCAGTCACCGGAGAATCCGGTGCCGACTCCATCTGCAACGATGCTTCGCGGCTGGCGTCGATGGTCACCTGACCGTCATCGGCCATCAGCACCTCGCTCGCAAGCAATAGGATCATTGGCGATCCTTCCGCCGGGGAGCCGGTTGTCGACGGAATGTTTTCCGAGGCAACGACCGGGATGCCCGCAAGCGTGCCGCCATCCTTGGTCAAGCCAGGAAACATTTGCTGTCCGAGCGAGTTTTGGATCGAGCCGATTTGCAACGCGAGACGTTGCGTCATGATCCACGTGGCGCTGCCAAGTGACAGGTTGTTGGCGAGGAACGTCGTCAACAGCGTGTTGATGTCCTTGATTAGCGCCGCGCCGGTCGTGCCGGTGGGCACAATCGGGGTGATGCCGTTGATGATCGAGGCGGGCGAATTGGCGTCCGCCGCCTTGGTTGGATCCACGAACTGCGAGTCCATGAACTTCGTAATCGACGACGCCAGCGAGTCACGAACGATGGTTTCCACGGCTGGCGAGCTTGCGCGAACAAGCTCTTCGGTCAGTGGAATGATGCCCGCGATCTTGGCGAAGTCGAGCGTGACGGTCGTGAAGGCAAGCGAGGTGAGCGGCTTCGGCGCACCCTCACCGACCCAATTGACCGTTGCACCTTGCGTCTGCACCGGCACCCTCACTTTGAACGGCACCCGTGTGAACCCCTGGATCCGACCGATGATGGTCATCGGATAAAGGAATTCAGCAAAGTTCTGCGCCATCACCTGATACTGAACGAGAGGACCGGCCCACACCGAGTCCGTCGTGGTGCCAAACTGAACCGCAGCTTTCAAGATGTCGGCAACTTCCGGCGTTTCCGCCATCCATTGCTCACGCGAGCGGAACAGATCGTAAGCATTGCCCATGCCCGCGGCCTGCGCCATCTTCGCCATCGTGTAGCGCACCAGCGGACGCCACTTTTCCACCTCGCGCGACCGCACGATGATCGGCGATAGCCCGGTGCCGTTGCGGCTTTGCGCTGCGGCCTCGGACGTCGTGCCAACGACCGGCAGCGCCTTGCTGACGTGGATCCGTTCCATGTCCTGCAAGCGGCCGATATGCTTGTCGAGTTCGTCGACCTTGGCCTTGTGCTCGGTGAACTTCGCATCCTGTTCGGCGTCGAGCGTTTCGCCCTTCTCGTCGGCAGCGTCCATGATCGCTTGCATCTGTCCATGCGCCGCGGCGCGCGTGGCTTCGGCCTCGCGCAACCTTTCCTGATTGGTCTTAGGCATCTTCTTTGACTCCTGAATTTTAATGGGGGGATTTGTCTTCG